ATTCCGCGGTTGAGAAAAAGGTTCCGGAGACTTCTGCTGCGCCCTCGGCCGTGAAAGCCGGTGCAAAAGATGGCAGTGCAGGCAAGTGATGTTCTGGCAGTGATCAAAAGCCGCCCGGCGACCATACCGGACGGCTATTCTGATACCGCCATCCAGTCCTACATTGACGAGGCTAAGCCGATCATGCTCGAATACTGCACACTGCCGCAGAATATCCAGGAAGTTCCGGATGTGCTGAAATATCCGTGGGTTGAGATCGCAACCGCGCTGATGAATAACAGTTCGGCGCTCACTATGGGCACGGTAACACAGCTTAAAGAGGGCGATTCTACCGTGTCAATCGGCAGCAAAAAAACCGCGCAGGCGCAGCTTCTCGACAGTGTGAGCGCCAACAATATCCGGATTATGAACAGCTTCCGGACCCTATTTTGAAGGTGATGCAGGATGGCAAACCCGTTTGAAACGCTCTGGCGCGACACGATGAACATATACCATTACAACGACGATGGCAGTTTGCCGGCCATTCCCTCACATGCTGGCGTGAAATGCCATTATAGCATGAAAACAGTTGCCGCCGTTGGGACAGACGCAGCACCCGAACTTGTGAACCAGAACAAATTATTCTGCGCGCCGGACGTTGATATCCAATCTGGGGACTATGTGGAAGTCACGCAGCGCAACGGCGCGAAAGTCAATCTGACCGTGGGGGAGGGGTTCCCCTACACCTGCCATCAGGAATTTTCCGTGACACGGAGTGATCACGCATGAGCAATGCGAGCGTGAACGCCGCCGCTATCGATAAATACCGTAAAGAGCTCCGGGCTATGCTCGGCGACATTTCACAGATTGACCGGAAAGTGCTGACAAAATCGGTAAATACCGGCCTGAAAGACGTCAAGAAAAATACTCCAGTAGGAAAATATCCTGCCGGATCCGGTAAGGTCGGCGGCACGCTGCGAAAAGGCTGGCACTCGCCGCCCGTCCAGCCCGCCGGAAACGGTGTCCGAAAGATGCTTGAAAACAACGTCTATTACGGCCCGTATGTCAACGACGGCCACCGTGTTGTAAACCGCAGGGGCGAAACGGTCGGGTATGTCGAGGGGCAGCATTTTCTTGAGCGTGCCAACAATGTTGTGGAAAAGGCCATGATTCGGGAATTCGACGCTGAAATAAAGAGGGTGAAAGCGAAACATGACGGATGATATTATTGCGGCGGTAGAAATGCAGCTGAAAGCACTTTGCCCGGCGGCGACCGTTTACCGCTTCTACTGTCCGCAGCATTTTAAAACGCCCTCTTTCCTCATTTCAGTGACTGATCAGGATTATGCCCGGCTTCTTACGGGCTCGTTTACCGGGAAAATTTCACTGGATGTCCAGTATTTTTCAGGGGCGAAATCCGTTGACATTAAGGCAGTCCGCGCCGATTGTGTTTCCATGCAGGAAGTGCTTCTGCGCGGATTTAATTTAATTGGCCGGTTCCGCTGCATCAATAAAGATGCGCGGATCACCGACAATGTTCTGCATTTTACGTTCGATGTTCCTTACCGCGAATGTGCCGCGGCAATGGATTCAACCATAGAAAATCTGACACTTACGATAAAGGAGTGATGTTATGGCGGGCACATGGACAGCGCAGGATAAAGTTGAACCGGGCATTTATATCAACTATCTTGCAAAAATTACGTCCGCTCTTGCCGTGGGAGAACGCGGCACAGTTATTATTTTGCAGAAGGTTTCAGTCGGTAAAGCCGGGGACGAATATGTCATTACGGCGGCAGACGGAAGCAAGTGGCCGAAGGGAGCGACGGCAGAAGATAAATTCTTCGCAGGCGAAGCGCTGAAAAACGCAAAGAAGGTTATTGTTTATAACCTTGGGGCAACGGTAACCAGCGCCGCCTTTACTGCGGCGGTTGCAGCCCTTGACGTGATAGATTTTGATGTTGTCTGCTATCCCTACGCAGCCGAAACGCTTGACGGTGCGACGAATTCGACACACGCGCTTTTGAAAACGTGGCTTGACGTCGCCACGGGTACCGAGGGCAGGGGCATTCAGCTGGTAGCGCCTGACTTTGCGGCAGACAGCGAAAACGTTATCAATGTGGCTCATGCCGTTGTTCTGTCTGACAATACGGTTTTGACAAATGCCCAAACCTGCGCGTGGGTGGCCGGCGTCACAGCCGGTGCCAGTGTAAACCAATCCAACACCGGCGCGCAGTATGCCGGGGCGATTGACGTTTCACCCAGAATGAAACGGAGCGACCGTGAGGCGGCTATTGCCGCAGGCAAGTTTATTTTTATCGTGGACAACGAACAGAATGTCACAGTTGATTATGACATCAATTCACTGACTACGCTTTCGGACGCGAAGACAAAAGCATTCCAGAAGAACCGCTTTATCCGTCTGCGGGCCGCAGTTTACAATGACATCAATGCGCTGTTTACGACAAAGGTAAAAGGAAAATATGACAACACACCGACCGGCCGGTCCCGCTTCAAAACTCTGCTTGTCGAGTATTTCAACGAGTTGCAGAACATGTCTGCAATCCAGAATTTCACCGCCGCTGATGTTGAAGTGCTGCCCGGCAAGGATGGCGACGCGGCGGCCGTAAACGTCGGAATACAGAATGTAGACAGCATTGAAAAAGTCTACATGACGGTTTCCGTATCATAAGGGGGTGGATAGATAATGCCTGATATTTACACAAAACTGTCTGATACCCTCTCGTCAAAAGAGGGCAGCGCTTACATCACAATCAACGGGCGAAACCGTAAAATGTTTGAGATTTCAAAACTGGAAGCGCAGCTGGAACTGGCGATCAACGACAAACAGATGCTCGGCCACCGCATGAAGCAGCATAAGATTGTGGGCTGCGAGGGTTCCGGGTCCATGACATACTATTTCATGAATTCGGAAATGGCGAACGCCGCGATTGATTACGTCAATAGCGGCCATTTCGAAGGATTTACCATAATGGTAACGAACGAAGACCCGCAGTCCACCGTTGGCAAAAACGAAGTCGCTTTGTACAACGTGATTCCGAAAAAATTCCCGCTTGCGCACATTGACGACAGCAGCGATGATCCGATTACCGTTGATACGGATATCACGTTCGACAGCGTTTCCTCGCTCTCGTCTTTCAATTTACCAGCAAATTATCGGTAAAGGAGAGAAAATAAATGAACAGTCTTACTGCATTTCTCCACCCTGTAAAGGTGGAAAACAAAAAAGTTGTTATTTCAGACCGTTTTGTCGAAAATGGGAAACCCGTCGAGTGGGAACTCCGGGCGGTCTCCGAAAAGGAAAACGGCGCGCTGGAACGGGAGTATACCAAAACAAACAAGAAAACCGGTGTCCAGCAGCTTGACCGTGTGGGGTTCGGCCACGCGCTGACAGCAGCGGGAGTTGTGTTCCCTGACCTTAACAATGCTGAACTCCAGAAAGCCTATGGCACTCTCGGTGCAGAGAGCACGCTTGAAAAGATGTTGACTGTGGGAGAATTTGCAAAACTCTCCGAAGAAGTTTCTGCGCTCTCCGGGCTTGACGCGGATGATATCAACGACCAGATCGACGAAGTAAAAAACGGATAAAGCAGGGCGATCCGGATTTTAACTATGCGCACTATGCCCTGCAAAAACTTCATATTCTTCCGTCCGCGTTGACAGCAATGAGTCAGCGCGAACGGGCTTTTATTTATGCGTCCACGGATTTACGCATTGAAGCGGAAAAAGAGGAAATCCGGAAAGCAAAACGAAAGAAGTGATACCGTGCCGTCGTTAAGGTCAATTTTTACGCTGCAGGATAATTACAGCCGGTCAATGGATCGGATCTGGAACAGCACTCAGCGGGCAACAAGCAGCATTAACAAAGCAAGCAGTGCAGTTGACACCGTAAGCACCCGGTTTTCTGCGGCTGAGGGCGCCACTTCACGGCTCACGCAAAAAGTAACCCGGCTTGCCGCCGCGTTCCTCAGCTTTGAAACCGTGAAAAAGGGCATGGAAATTTCGGATACTTATACGAATATCAATTCAAAACTGTCCCTGATTACGCAGAATGCAAAAGAGTTGAAATCCCTGCAAAATGATATTTTCGCTGCCGCCGACCGCGCCCGCGGCTCTTACACCAGTATGGCCGATACCGTGGCAAAGCTCGGCATTATTGCTGGTCAGCAGTTCGGCAGCAACCAGAATATCGTGAAGTTCACCGAGACCATGCAGAAGATGTTCAAGATCGGCGGTACGCCGGTTGCGAACCAGGCCGGCGCCTTGCTGCAATTGCAGCAGGCTATCGGGCTTGGGCGTCTGCAAGGGCAGGATCTTCGTATATTGGCCGAAGATGCTCCGCTTGTGGAAACGGCTATCGCGAAGTACATGGGAAAGTCCACAGGCGAAGTCAAGAAACTTGGCACGGAAGGGAAAATCACATCTCAGGTACTTATTAATTCGATTCTAAAATATTCCGACACAGTCGATAAGCAAATGGGGAAGATGAAATACACATGGGGCGATTACTGGAACAAAATCAAAAACGGGGCTTATAAGGCATTCAGTGGAGTGTTTAACAACGGAAGCAAGTTGTTGGGATCTCAGAATTTTCAAAACATGGTTAATGGAATCATTGCATCATTCAGCGTTTTGGCAAAAGCAGCAAACGATGTTATGACAGGGATTGCCAATATTGGCGGGTTTGTCGCTCAAAATTGGTCGGTTATTGCACCGATAATTGGAGGAATTACGGCAGTTTTGCTGCTTTATAATGGCGCTCTGCTTGTGAATAATATCATTCAGGGCATTTCCACAGGGATTAAAACGCTTGCGACTATCGCGTCGGCAGCGCACGGAGAAAAAATCACCGAGGAAACTTTAAAAACGATAGGCATGACGCAGGCGCAACTGGCTTTCAATGCTACATTATATGCCTGCCCGATTGCATGGATTATTGGGGCCATAGTTGTCGCCATTGGCGTGATTTATCTTGTCGTTGCTATAGTTGATAAAGCGACGCATCAAGCGATCAGCGCCACCGGAATAATTTGCGGAGCCGTGTTGTTTGCCGTGTCAACAATTTACGATATTCTTCTCGGCGGCTTAAATGCGATGATTCAACTCATTTGGACTATCTTTGTTGAGCCGTTCCTTGGAATTGTTGAGTGGGTTCTCAATGTTGCAAATGGTGGTTTTAACAGTTTCGGCGATGCTGTGGCAAACCTGATCGGACAAATTATTGGATGGTTTCTCTCGCTCGGACAGGTCGTAACAAAGATTATAGACGCAATATTCGGTACAAACTGGACGGCAGGGCTTGAATCTCTCAAAGGTGCGGTAACAGCGTGGGGCAAAAATGATAAGGCCATTACCTTAGATAGAAAAGCGCCCACGATAGGAAAGCGCTGGGATGAGAAGTCCGCATGGAAGACGGGGCATAAATTCGGACAGGGTATAGATTCAAAAGTAAAAGGTTGGAAAGATAAGCTTGGTAATCTCGGTAAAATGCCGAGTACACCAAAACTGCCAACAACGCCTACGCTCCATAAAAATCTCGGAACGTCTTCGAATCCCGCCACGGTCAAAGGAACCGGAGCAGACGGTACCATGAAAGTCAATATTACAGATCAGGATTTGCAGTATATGCGCGACCTTGCCGAAAAGCAGTATATTAATAAATTTTCCACGGCGGTTCTGTCCCCAAAGCTGAATGTGAGCTTTTCCGGCAATGTTGGAGATAAGAACGATCAGCAGCAAATTTACTCCACCATAGGCAAGATGCTTAAAGAGGAGCTTGCAACGGCAGCGGAGGGCTATTATCCAGTATGAGTTATGCAGTATTTTTTCAACAGGGCAGCACGGTTATCCGGCTGCCTACGAACCCGGAGAAGATTGAAAAGACTTCCACACAGGCAAACGAAAAATATGAGGTCTTCGGTGTGGGGCAGATCGCGGTTCCGACTTATCTGGAGCTTGCGGAATACTCTCTGAAAGAAGTCGAGTTGCCGCATGCTCCTTCGCATTATGTAGAAACGTCCGGCAATTTCAAGGGGCCTGACTATTACGAAACCCTGTTTAACACATGGCGCGCCGGGAAAGACCCGGTGCGATTCATTGCCCGGAACGGTATTACGGCGGACATTAATACCCCCGTATTGATAGAGGAGTGTAACCCGTCCGAGACCGCCGGGGAAGAAGGAGATAAGTATTTTGATCTTAAGTTGCTGGAATACCGTGACTTTGGATTCAAAAGTGTTGTAGCTACCAGCTCCGCAAAGGCTACTGTAGCGAAAGCGGCCGCCGCACCAAAAATTACGAAAAACCCGAAAGCGCAGAAAACCTATACCGTAAAATCCGGTGACACCCTCTGGGGAATTGCGAAACGGTTTTATGGCAGCGGTGCAAAGTACACGACGATTTACAATGCGAACAAGGGCAAAATCAAAAATCCAAACCTGATTTATCCGGGGCAGGTCTTGAAGATACCGTAATTATTTATTGCAATATACAATATAACTAATCCACTTTGAAATGTTTGAAAGGTATTCATTAAAAGAGCAATTTTCAATCGTCCTTATGCCGTATTTCCCTTTAAGTATTTGCATATAAGTCTTTTTACCATGTAATTTAATTTTTCCAACATAGCAGTTGCACCAAACATTAAATGTTCCATTAGAAAGTCTTTCAAGTTTTAAACAACTTACCATGTGAATTTTATTACAGGCGGCGATAAGAGCTTTTATAAATTTTTCTTCATCATCTGTAATAGGCATACTTTTCGCTTTATTCGAATTACATTTTATGTTAGAAATCAGGTTTATGTATGTTTGGTCAAAGCTTTCCATCCTAAATCATGGCTTCTTTCACAATATATTTCATCGCTAAGAAGTATTAATAATTCCATAAAAATGCCCGGTTCCATAATGGAACCGGGTGAAAATTAGAGATCCACGCTTACGCCTTGCGCGTGCGGGCATTGCCGAAAGTCATTGATCCATTTTTGAATCTTCGCTATGTCGTAGTATATTTCAAAACAAATATACGCAATTTGTCCGTCTTTCAGATAGGTAATTATCAGATAATGAGTGAGATTTGTCGTTTTCTTTTCTTTTGCCCTGCCGCCGATCATTGCGCCGATCGGGCCGAATAGTACCGCACCGCCGACAGCGCCTCCGACGCTGGAAACATATTGCTTTTGGATTTCCGCGTCGGTTTTGATGCACATATCGGTTATTTTGTCGTTTGACAAATTAAAGGTATTGCCACCGGCGGTAAAAATAAATCCATCCGGATTATGCCGGATCGTGCAGTCTGTTCCTTCTGCAAGAGGCAAGCCGGTAAAATGGCGCGCAGATGCGACTGATAGACGCTCATTTTTCTGTTCCTTGAGTGCTTCACGCTGTTTTTTGCTGTTCGCAAAATAAAGGATGAATCCGATTGCGGTTAACATAGCGGCTTCAATAGTGGTCATTTGAAATGCTTCTGTATCAATAAGCCCTACTAAAAATGAAATAACACTAAACGTCCACAATACCATTGCGAAGACTCGTCTCGCTTTCATACTGTTTTCCCCTCTCATAAAATTCCATTGCTATAATAATCCAATTATGAAAAAATTTCAAGCGCAATCGAGGTGGTGCCCTTGTCCGTCGAACTTCTCGTTGAAACCACAAATAAAAAAGTATATGAAATCAGTGAACTTGTGAAATCCGCGGAATGGAAAGACTACCTGAACGATGGATGCAGCAAGTTCACTTTTTCATATCTTGCAAATGGACTGAATATTGACAACGGTTCCATTGTCCGCTTCCGATACAACGGAGCGAACATTTTTTATGGAGTGGTTTTCAAGCATGAGCACGTCAAAAACAAGGTTGTCACGATTACGGCGTATGACCTTCTGCGGTACTGCAAGGCCAAAGATACCGTCGTTATGAAGGGCGACACCGTAACCACACTGGCGCGGAAGATGTGCAACTATTTCGGCATCCCCGCCGGGACGCTGGCGAACACCGGTTATGTGCTCCCCACGGACGCGCAGAGCGATAAAACATGGCTGGACATCATGTACAGCGCAATCGGCGACACGCTCCGGGCTACCGGCAGATGGTACGCGCTGCGCGACGAATTCGGGTCCGTCTGCCTGCGGAACCTCACGGAATTGGAAACAAATCTGATACTCGGCGACGGCTCCGCCTGTTATGACTACAGCTATTCAAAATCCATTGACGATGATTTTTACAACGAAATCAAACTCGCCGTGGACAACGAGGTGACCGGGAAACGGGATGTCTACATTGCGAAAGATTCCGGGTCTATCAATAAGTACGGACTGCTGCAGTATTTTGATGTAATGTCGTTCGACACGACCACAACGAGCGGTACTTCAAGCACCGCAGGCGCAACCGGGAAAGATTCCGAAGACAGAAAAGCGAAAAAGCAGGCTGAAAAAGTTGCGAAGGAAGCAAAGAAAAAATCGCTTGCCATTCAGATGTCAAATGCCCTTCTATCCCTTTATAACGGTGAAACGGAGTCATTTTCAATGTCCTGTATCGGAAATACGGCCATCCGGGCAGGAAGCAGTTTCCACGCCTATCTGTCGGAAATCGGCATCAATAAACGCCTGATTGTCAAGACGGCAACGCACACATTCCTGCCGAACTACACCATGACATTGGAAGTGAAGATATGATCAACGAAATAAAACAGATCATTGACGGGTATCTGAATAACCGGAAGCCCGCCTGCCTGATGATTGGAACGGTCATTTCCGGCGGCGTAAAGGTTTCAGAGAAGCTCACCCTCCCATGGGAAATGGTTTACGGAAACCTGAAAGACAGCGTAACTGCCGGGCAGCAGGTGCGGCTTTTCCGCGACGACGGCGGCCACGCCTATTACATCCTTGAAATTATCGGGTATGCCCCGGCGGTAAAAGACCGCACACTGCAAATTGAGCCGATCACGATTGACGGCACAACCATATCGGAAATCAAGATTAAGGATGTGGTGAAATGAACCTTGCAAATACGGTCACAACCGACCTGGCACTTTCCGACGAAATCGAGCAGACACAGACCTACAGTGTGTCGGAAGACAGGATTCAAGGCTTTACAGACGGTCTGAACGCCTTGCGGCAGGCCATATACCACATGCTGAATACCGAACAGTTTGAATACCCGGTTTATACGCTTGATTATGGCCTTCAGACAGATGACTTGTTCGGAAAGGATCGTGAATATGTTAAATCTGAATTGCAGCGCAGGATCCGCGAATGCCTGCTAACGGACGACCGCATAACCGGTGTTGACAACTTTGTGTTTTCTGCCGATGGCGACAAAATGCTGTGTACGTTTGACGTCGAGAACATCTATAAAACAATGTCTATAAGCAAGGAGGTGGCCGTCTGATGTGGGAGCATATGACGTATGAAGCAATCCTTGCGGATGCCCTCAGCCGCGTACCGAGTGATGTTGACAAGCGTGAGGGCTCCGTGATTTTTGATGCTGTTGCCCCATGCGCTTTTAAGCTGGCCGAATATTATAACCAGCTTGACAATTTTATTGACCTCGTTTTCGGCGACACGGCAGTCGGGGAATACCTGGACCGTGTTGTCGCAGACTTCGGCTTGACACGGAAACCCGCAACCTGCGCCGTGCGAAAAGTGATCACAAATGAAGCCGTTGATATTGGTTCCCGGTGGGCAATTGACGATGTAGTATATAAAATCACCGCTATGCTGGAGACAAATCTGTACAGCGCGGCCTGTGAAACCGCTGGAAGCATTGGAAACTCCTATACCGGGCAGTTATCCAATATTGATAATACCTCAGACGCTGCCGCGACATTGGGGGATATCATCACGTCCGGAACGGATGAAGAAACAGACGATAACCTTCGGGAACGGTTTTATGAACAGGTTCGGAAACCGTCAACAAGCGGGAATGTCCACGATTATGAAAAGTGGGCGCTGGCGGTTGCAGGCGTGGGCGCCGTGAAGGTTACTCCATTATGGAATGGAAACGGCACAGTCAAGGTCCTTATCGTTGATTCCAACAAAACAATTGATACAAGCCTTGAAAGCAAAGTCGCCGCTTACATTGAAACTGTCCGTCCAATCGGTGCCACGGTGACGGTAGCAAGCCCGGCAGGGCTTTCCGTCGGCGTGACGGCAAACGTCAAGCTGGACGGTTCAAAGACGCTTGCGGACATTCAGGCAGCCTTTACAACCGCAGTAACCGAATATTTGAAATCGATTGTGTTCCGAATGTACAGTGTCAGCTATGCAAAAATTGGTTCCCTGCTGCTTTCCACACCTGGCGTTGCGGATTACAACACGCTGCTTGTGAATTCCGGAACGGTGAACATAGCGGTGCCCGATGAGGATATTCCCATAGCCGGAACGATTACTTTGTCGGAGGCGGGCGCATGAATTTAATGGATTTGCTCCCGAGTTTCTATGAGGGCAACGCCACCATGGAAAAATTACAAGGCGTTCTTTCCGGTGATATGTCAGCGATGATATGCGACCTGCAAAAAGCGGTTAACGAATGTTTTATCAGCACGGCTGCCGATACTTTGAAACGCTATGAGAACATATTCGGCATAAAAACGGACGTGTCAAAATCTCTTGCCGAGCGCCGCAGCCGGATAAAAGGCAAAATGCGCGTCCGGGGCGTTACGACGGTTGGCGTTATCCGGAAGGTTGCGGAGAGCTTTGCAGGCGACCAGGCGGATGTGCGGGTCATTGAGCATAACCCGGAATATCGGTTTATTATCCGGTACATTGAAACCCTCGGACAGCCGCCGGATTACAAGGGCCTTGCGGAATCGGTTAAAGAAATTAAGCCGGCACACCTGGCATGGAGCGTTGAGTTCGACGAACGGGTGCCGGGGCAAATCGGTATTTCCGCAATCAGTAAATTCGGCGTTATCCTGACCCTTTACCCGTGGCAGGTACATCATTATGAAAGCGTCAGCACGGTGCGCACGGCGGCGGCCGTGAAGTCCTGCCTGTCCGTAACCGTGCTGGAAAGGAGCTAATATGGCGGATACACAAATTTATGGAACCCTTTGTACCGATATCGGAAACGCCGCGATTGCCAACAGCGTGCTGACCGGGACAAAGGTCAACTTTACGCAGATCGCCGTCGGTGATGCGAACGGTACGCCGTATGCGCCGGTAAGCGGCATGACGGCGCTGAAACACCAGGTGTGGTCCGGAGCGATCGCCGAAGTGTCGCAGGACCCGCAGCAGGCAAACCGGATGATCTTGCATGCCGTGCTGCCGTCCAGTGTCGGCGGCTGGGTCATGCGGGAAATCGGCGTGCTGGACGATCAGGGACGGCTGATTGCAGTCGGCAACACGCCGGAAATCCCCAAAGAGGCCGTCACCAGCGGCGCCATTATGGAGATGGATCTCTATATTTACATCAGCGTGGTGGATGCACGAGGCGTGAATGTGGTAATCGACCCGACCGTCGTAATCGCAAGCAAGGCGGATGTCAGCAAACTAAAACAGCTGCTGGATGCCCACAAATCCGACCAGACCGTCCACATGACGACGTTAGCCTGCACGAAAACCGGCACGGTGTACGCCCTTACCGGCCTATCCGCAACAACGGGCAGGGTACCGTTGATGTTTGCGGCACCGTCC